TCTTGAGTTCTAAGATGTAGGTTTCTCCAGATATGATAACAACCATATCACCTTCATCTTTTGCCCCAGCCTTGGTCAGACGTTCTGCTATTACGCCTTTACTGCGTAACCATTTCATCACATCTGTCTCAAACTGAGAACCTTTGCGTCCGTTTTTATTAGCCATTGAATACTAAACTTTCCATAGGATTAAGGTAAGCAACTGGTACATACCAAGTCCTGTCATTATATCTCCACTCATCACGCTTGCATTCAGATCCAAGTTTCCAACCAATAGCTGTGTACTCAGGACCCTTCCATTCAGGCGCAACACGTCTTGTCTTGTGACATAAACCATCAGACATTAATACATATACAAGGTTGTCGTCGTCTCTAGTTGAGTAACGCATTCCCCTTACTGGTGGGAACGAGTAACGGATCTCTCCAAATCCTGGGATGTCAAGTTCTGATTTCCATTTATTGTAATGTGGAGTGAAGTTATCTTTACCAACCATACGTGCGAATGCAAGTTCTGATCCTGCACACACAACGTGTTGCCACGTTTCCCATAGGTCACCCTCTGAGTAATTGATATTCTTTGTTGGGTCACCGAAATATGGCCTCTGTCTTTGGTATCCAACTTCAACACAAGTAGCTTCCTCTTCTATTGTTAAAGCGTATTTAGATTTGACCATAGGTACTCTCCTCCCCCGCACTACGAAGGTAAGCTCTACCTTGTGCATCATCATCACCTATCTGACAAGATGCAAAGTCTACAAATAGTGATGCCCATTGAGAAGCATCAGCAAAGTGTGGACCAAATCGGTTCTTAACCGAAGCCATCCGCAGTAAACCTTGTGACGGATCATAACCTAATGTCAGTATCAAAGCAGGTAATTGACTTACCTTTCCGTGGATGGCTCTTCTAGGTGGAGGCATCATAGGAGAACCATACTCGCTTTGTTCGCTGACGTGATGGAGTACTAAGACGCAAGCCTCTGTCTTGCGTGCCATATCGTGCAACTCCATCATAATTGCACGTAGCCCTGCCCACTCATTGTCTGTTTCAGCAGCCACATTCATTAGGTTGTCTATGACAATTAGCTCTGGAGCTATTCCATAGAGTTCAACGTAAGCCTTTATCTCCATCTCAATATCATCAAGAGACGGACTGGAGTCAAAGACCCACTGAATGTGTGATGTCTTAGCCAAGTGTGGTACGTAGTAATTTTGTTGCTTCTCTATGTTGTGTTCCACAGTAACTTGACTGTGGCCCGATAGGTGTGCAGCAGCACGGATCATTACAGTTGCGGTGTCAGTATCGGCAGAGAAGAAAAGCGTAGGCACATTTGCTTTGATTGCATAGATCAATGCGAACATTGACTTACCAGCATTAGGTGCTGCAGCTACCATACAGACTTGACCGCGACGAAACTTTATAGATTGCTTAACTAAGTTCTTCCACACATCAGGTAGTGGCGTGGCCTTTGTGGTCACTCCACTCCAAGCGCGGGAAAGTTTAAGCACTATTCTCCTCATTCAAAATTATGTGTCTTGCCTTGCGTATCTTTCGTCTATCACCATCGGTGAGTCCACCCCAGATACCGTGACGTTCCTTACGGATACCCCACTCAGCACACTCAGTAATGTGCTGGCAACCACGACAGATTGATTTAGCTGATGCAATACTTAGGCGAACCATTTTGCCTTCGTTTTCCTTGTCAGGAAAGAAGAGATCGCCACCTACTTGAGCACATAAAGGAACCTCAAACTCGTGTGGTTCCCGCATCTGCTATGCCCAGATAGTTGCACACTTGTCTGTGGCACCCTTTGGTGCAGCACACATCCAGCCCTTCCAAGGGCCACGAGCAGAAGTACCTGTACGGAAACTCATTACACCGTGCTTACAGCTAGGTGCTTGACCTTCAACAACAGAAGGGGCTGCAACAGGTGTTGCATTGAAAGCTTGTGCTACTGATTCAGCAGTTGGAGTTGGTGTTTTACCACCATTGAGTTCAGCATCGGTAGTCTTGATAAGTGATGCAACCATTGATAGGTCAGTAAGACCAGTCTCTAGATCTTTAATGTCAGTTGCATATAGATTAATAAGTGTTCCGCTACTTGTCTTGAAGTTAACTTGGAACTTTGTGTTTTCGTTTGCAGCCATTTACTTTCCTCCAGATTGTTTGATTGTTAACCGTAATGAATCTGCACCTTGCTTAGTTGGTACGAAGCCAAGTTTAGCAAGTACTTCATCTTTGTCTACTGATGTAGGTCCAGCTATCTTGTTCCAACGTACTTGGATACCTGTATCTGTAACTCCAGCAATACCTTCAAGAGCAGACTTTAGTGAATCTTTTTCCTTTGTCAACTCTTTGATCTTCTCATCTAATTGTAAGTATTTCATCGCATTGGTTGAGGCATCCTTGTCCTGGATTAACACCTCTTCACTAGCGATACGTTCTTTTTTTAGACCAACGCATCCTAACTGCCCACTTGCGTCATAGAACTTGCAGTAATGTTGGCAGTAGTTTTCTTCTCGCTCTGGCTCTGGTGCTACCTCTGATGCCTTGATAGCTTCTAACCAACTCAATGCCTCTAGTGCCATTGCTTCGTTGTAATCTTCTGTGTGTACCTTGACATCCCGCTCATCACCATCACGGGCGATAGCTACTAACGATACACGCTTTACATCGTGACCATTCTTTGCTAGTAGATAACCATAGGTCTGTACCTGCCAGCGTTGCTGTGTTGATGGGAAGTATGAAAGGTTCCTTACCTTGCTTGTCTTCCAGTCAATCACATCGCCTGTGCCTGGTACATAGCAGTCAATGTGTGCCTTCATCCCATTGTATTCAACTTCTGTTTCAATGAGAACATCTTTGTTATCTGCTAACGCTTCTTCAATAGCAGCGTGGATAGCAGTACCCATAATTGCAGCGAGCTTCATCTCGTTATCATTAGTCTCAGGCTGATCGTTCAGTCTGTACCAAACCTTACGACGGCAACCACCTAACTCTGATGGACCAATCTGTACCTGCGTAGAGCGTGAACGCTTTGCATCACCTGCACGTAGTGCATTGAGTAGCAGTTCCTTTGGATCAGTCGCTGTCATTGTTAGCCTCTTCGTGTAATTTGTAAGCTAGCCTGCAAGCCTTCCAACCCATCTCGTAAAAATAGTGTGCAGAATATTCATCTGTCATTGCTATTGATTTGATTTCCATAACTACATCCTTTCCTGGACCACCAACTGTAAAGGCTTACCCGTGTTAGCGTCAAGAACCGAAGCTATCTCTACCGCTCTACGGGCGTGTCTCTTTGCGTAGGCTAGGTCAACATCAGGCTTGATAGCTGAATACAGATAGCCAAGAGCAAGCTGACCACCAGAACCAATGCCGTACGTTCCGTGATTTGCTTGGAAAAAAGAGAGATCACAAGCAATGCGAAAGATATTGCCGTTAAAAGCAATGAGATAATCGAAGCCACCATCTTTGTCCACCTTATTGTAGTCGTAGTTGTTGTCGTTAAATGTTGTGAGAATACTTGGGATAATCTTCTTGCCCATAAATTGTGCTGGTTCTTCACCACGATAGAGCGGTGGCTTCCAGTTGTAGGCAAGGATGTCACCAGGTCTAGTATCCCCTGAGATACCAATGAGAAACTTACCTACCTCAATTATCTTTGGAGTAGATGTAGCAAGGGTTACTAGATTATCTTCTGTGATCTGAGAGTCAGCTACAAGAACTGCGTAATCAATTCCTTCTACACCTACGATTGTTGTCATAGACCAAGGCTACCAGTAACGGCGTGTCGCTGGTCACACGACACCTGCCTACAGTTACCATATTGTATGCGAATCCGCCTACCCAGACTGTCCTTACCTCGCCTCTGGAGTGGCATTCCTAAGCCCTTTGGAGCCGATTTAAGGGCATTAGGCCCTGTTCACGTATGTACCTGTGGCTCGCAGGTCTTTCAGATTATGGCCAGCTTTGAAGACCACGAGTTGGTCTGGTGGTTCCTTGATGGAACCTGTGTGAACTGTGGAAATCTAGTCACAGTCCCCTGCCCTGCCGACAAAATGGCATAAAAAAAGAGGCCCACCCCCCGTAGGGAGTGAGCCTCTTCGCCTCGCAGTTACTTCTTACTTGGCCTTGCGACCAAACTCTGTAGCTTTAGGATCCAATGCCTTTAGCAATGGGCCTGCGATAGCAGCGATACCTGCTGATGCTAGTGCCTTTGGATCTGTCACGCCTGCAAGGTACAAAGCGATTACTGATGCAACACCAGCACGTAGATACGTTGCTGCCATTGCCTTTAACTTGTTCTTATCCATTGTTACTCCTTTGCCACATCCTTCTTTGATTGAGATGTGAAGATGCTTGTTATGTTTGTTTGACCCTGTGTATTCGCGGTCACCTTCTGATGCACGATCTGCTGACCAGATCTTGCCTTGGAAAATAAGATACTTAACACGCTTGTCTGCTTTGAGTTGCTGAAATAAATTAAAGCAATCAATGCCACCCAACTTATCGTGGGTTAGATCAACACCATATCCAGTATTATGATCTGAATTAGGATTCTGATGGATGTGTGCCTTGCTCGGCAATAGTCCATCCGAAGCCTTCTTGCGTAGTGGACATATCGCTGTGGCTTGTCGAAGGACAGCAATAGCGGCAGGCGTGGCTTTCTTTGCAACAGGTTTCATCTTGATTCATCTTCCTTCTTCTTACTCTTGAGTCCATTAGCAGATACGATTCCTGCCAGAGTTCCAGTAAGGAACACGGTCAGGGTAGATACAAGTTCAATAAAGGCTGCATCATTAGGTGCTTGCTTCATTGGTTGTGTTACAAATACCAATGCCCATAGCAGGGCAAAGACTGAGCCAGCAAATACCAACGCTAATATGATGCCAATAATGACAATCAATCTAGCGTGTAGTTCTTCTGGGGTATATCTATTTCTTGCCATCAAATACCTCTGGTAATAAGTCGGAGGAACAGGTGCCAGTTACTTCACATTGCGGAGGGTTACACTCAGGCTTTTCCCAGTTCTCAAACTCTTGGCAGGGATACCTAACCCAGCCTTGATAACCGCAACCGCTAAGAGTTATTGCGAGAAAGAAGGATGCGATAAATCTCTTCAACTTGTCGCTCCAATCTTGTAACCGAATCCTTTAATGAACTACCAGAGTTGGGCTTGAGCTCATTAAGATAATGCTTAACTAACCAGCGCACTGCTGCAGTAAAACCACCGATGATTGTGCATACTGCAACAGCTACTGTTGCGTAGTCTTGTGCCTGCATTAGACCGTCCTAATGGTTACTAGGAGCGTTCCACCGTAGCCAGAGAATCGCTTATCTGAAGGGGTGGCGTTTCTAAAGTCAAGCTCTTCGATAAGTCCGATGTATGATTCACCAGTTCTAAAGTCTTCAACGCGGATGGTGTCACCTACGTTTTCAATAGACTCAAGCTGTGACATACGGTCATAGGCAGAACCTTCAAAGCCAACCTCAACGCCGAAGTGATCTGATTCGTGGTCAAAGCAAGACAATGGATACTGGATTAAACGCTGACGTGGGATAGCAGGCAGTGCCTTAATCTGGTAACCAGTAAACAATGGACCCTTAGTAACATCAGTAGATGAACGAGTCAGTGTGAACTGGAAGCCGAGGTATTCTTGTGATGCTTGAGGATAGTTGATGTTAACTTCTGGCACAGTAGATTCCTGAGCAAAGGTACCGATGCGATAGAAGTTATCGGCATAGTCAATGGAGTCAATCAACAGACCACCATTGGTAGTATCAACACGAGCCTGCATCAGCTTAAAGATCTTGAGTTCTAGTGTGTTATATCGGACGTAACCTGTACGTAAGAATCCTTCTTCTAGCAAAGTAGAAGCAGACTCAATGTAGATAGCACCATCTACACCATTGCCAGCATTACAAAATGCTAAGCGGTTAGTATCACCCAGGAAAGCACAGGCTGTTGTATAACTAAGGACTGTGTCTGCTGGGTTATACAAGTCATAGGCATAAGGGAACTGAAGGTTACCTAATGGTTGACCCATATCTACACGAGTCACACCAACCTGACCATCAACGCCAGAGGCAGCCCAGATGTATCTGTCACGGAAACCAAAGTCATAGACTGGTTGAGTTGATTCAAAGATTAAAGCACCG